GGTCTGACTTTGATATCTCATCACATACGGGTGCAGACACCGCGATAGCTGCTATTTGTTGGACTCAAAATAACTCATCATTAGTGCGTGGCATGGGCTTTAGGGAAAAAGGCTCAACAGATAATTTTATAAACCCTGCAGGTTCAAATTCTTTTAATGGGACTCCAACTGTCGGGTGTGACGGTTCGGAAGTATTTCAGGTTTACCGAGCAACGACTTCAGTTGGTGATATGTACTGTATTGGTTATGCTAAATCTGGCGTAACTATGAATACTAACGCAGTGGATAATTCTATAAGTACTGCTGCTGCATGGACTGACCTACCTGATGATTTAAAAAACGGTGCGTTCTTAGAGTTATTTTCACCTAATCTTGATGAGTTATGGGGCGTTAGACCTGATGGTGATACAGATTATACCTTTTACGATGAGATGAAGGGTAACCATACGTGGACACCTGTCGGCTCTGTTGCTGGAACAGTAGAAGCACAAATAGAAACTACAGATGTAGAGATACGGGTAAATGGTACGATAGACGACGCTGGTGGAGGTCCGACTACTACACCTGTATCTGCTACAGCATCAGCTGTCGGTACAGCGAGTCTAGCTACTGTAGTAACCTACTCCCTTACTAACACCGCTACAGCGATAGGTACTAGCTCTATAAGTAAACTAATAGCTAAAACACTAGCTGTTGTAGGTTTAGGTTCTGCCTCTATACAGAAAACTACAGGTAAGACACTAACAGCCAGTGCTACTGGTACAGCTACTGAGCAAGACGCTTTAGTGCTACCACAATCGGCAAGTACCGGAGCTACTGGTACAGCCAGTTCAGTACAGAATTTTATAGCAGGTACAGGTGCAGCTTTACTTAACCTAGTTAAGCGAATAGCAATCAGATTAGGTTTAGGGTTATAGCGGATTATAGGAAACAATCACATGACATTTGACGAACTAATAGCGGAAGTATATACATTAACTAACCGCCCTGACCTGACAGCTATGACTAGTAGTGCAGTTAAAGCTGCTACCCTTAAAGCTCATCAGTCAGACTTTTACAGTAAAGATATATTTGAAACAGGAGTTGAGTTTGATACTGCTGACTTTAGACAGAGTCTAGATTACATTAGCTTAATCTCTAACTTCCGCTCCTTTAAATACCTAAAGCGTGTAGATTCCGCTACTGACGATGTAGGTGCTTTTATAAAGATAGTAGCGCCGGAAGAAGTACTAGATTCCTATAACCAGAATCGCAGCGATATAGCTTATGTAGCTGGACGAGTCTTAGAGATTCGCTCAGCTGTTAGCTTTAGCAAAGCTCTACTGGGTTGTTATGTTAGACCTATAATCAGAGAAGGTGCTTATAACTCTTGGGTAGCTGAACAGTTTCCTTTTGTTATAGTCTATGAAGCTGCTAGAGTTATAATGAAAGTTATAGGTCAGGCGGAGGATTCTAACGGAATGGCTCAGTTACTAGCAGAAGAATTTATTTTATTTAAGATGTCAGCTCTGTCTGATGTCGGATATTAGAGGGTATAATCATGAGTGGTGAAGCTAACATTTGGCAACCGAGAAATATACTAGAAGCTGATGCGAACAGTAGAAGCTTAGAAGAGAAACTTACAGCCTCAATAGGCCAGACTCTTTTTACTCTTACTAGTTTTGCTTACACTATAAGTACAGGTTCTTTAGAGGTACATAAGAACGGATTACTTCTTACTAAAGGTACTGATTGGCAAGAGCAGACTACTACTACATTCAGTATAGTAGTACCTTGTAATGCAGGAGATATAGTAGTAGCTACGGGTATTATAGGTAATACAGCTAATGTAGATGTACGTGACACTGATATATTTATATCTAACTACCAAGCACTGCGTGACTACGTAGGTACCGAAGTTACTATCTATGCTCAAGGCGCTGCAACTCACGCAGACGGAGGAGCTACGTTCTTTGGTCTTGTAACTAGCGAAGCTCCTGGTTTCTTTGTAGACGATAACGATAGTATTATCGTACCTACAGGAGGCGATGGTTCTTTTGCATGGTTAAGACAAGGCAGTAAGCTTAAGGAAGGTGTCACCTTAACTAGTGTAGTTAACGATAAGCGACTTAGATTAGGGGATATAAGAAAGATAAGCGATAGAGGTGACGGCTCTTTTACAGCTGTTCTAGCTTCAGGCGTAACACCTAATACTTTTGATATTATTCAGTGTGTCGGCGTAGCTACTTTAGCTTTAGTGTTACGCCCTTCTTATACTTTAGATGTAGACCACTTCGGTGCAGGTGTTGGAGGTATTGTTACAGGAGCTATTCAAGCTGTATACACTAAAGCTGCAACCTTACCATTCGGTGCGCGGATAGAATACAACGGCGAAGAGTACATACACGGCGATATATTTTTTAGTTCTGACAACTCCGCTATCACTGTTAAAGGCAGAGGTAAACCTAAGATAACAGCCGCTGCAGGAACACATACACTATACTGGTTTGGTTTTACTGCTGCTGATGTTGTAGCTAATGTAGATACAAATATAGATATTAGAGACTTTAACTTCGATGGTGATAGTGTAGCTCAACGCACAATAATGCTGTATCGTTGCAGATTCAAACCCACCATCAAGCAAAGCGGTTTCGTAGGCTTCTTGGATGCCTGTATTAGAACTAGATTAGTAGGTGACCCCAACGCTGATGCTGGTTCTAGTAATGTAGTTAATTTAGATGCTTCTAACAATACATACCTAACTAGCGGGCCTGGTAGTAAAGCAATTGTTTTAGGTTATGACTGCCAACTAGTTAATGTTAGTCACAGCTATTTTAGAAACAATGATGCCAACCCTGACCATTTTATAATATGCGGACATACCGCAGGTCTGGCTATTGCTCATAACCAGATGTTTAGACCCGCTAGTGGTGATTATACATTAGCTAAATCCTTTGTTATTTGTAACCATGGGTCAGGAGCGTTTAGATTTGACCATAACTCTATGGTTGCAAGCCACGACACAGTCGAGGACTTACCTTCTTATTTAGAAATGGACGCGACAGGAGCTTCAAGTACCTCGTACGCTTCAATAGCAATCACTAATAACGACTGGCAAGATGAAGGTAATCATTATCATCCTACTGGTTTTATTAAGTGGTCAGTTATGGGCGCAGGTACTTTAGACCTAAACAATAACAGATTTTCTACTCCTTACGACTACAGCGCATCTGGCAAAGAAGCCTTTGCTCCACCTATAAGAATATTCAATAAGTTTAATTTCTTAATTGAGTCGTTTACTTGCCCGTCTAACAGCTGGGATAACTTAGGAACAGTAGCAGGTACAGCTGATAGATTACTAATCGGTCAAGACGCCAGCGATGGTACAGCCAACTTTAGAATTAATGCCTTCTCTGGTATGTTAAGAGAAGGGTTCCATACCTCTGGGATATTTAACTTAAGTACTGATACTGATATCATCGATTTATCATTAAGAAATAGAGAGCTCTTATCTACAAAGTTTGTGGATAGGAGACGTATGTTTAAATATGACGCTACCACAGAAGATACATGGATAGAAGTCTTTACTGTTACGTTTGATACTGCAAGCACCTCGTATATGGGTTTTGAGTTTAGTATGCTAATGAACTCTGAAACTGGGGGAGTTCAATTTTATAAGGTAGGTTATCAGCTGCAAGGTAGTACAGGAGTAGCTGGTGCAACCGAAAAATGGACATTAGGAACTGTTCCTGCTGGTGACGGTGGAAGTGGCGCATTACCTGCTACTACTACAGATAATATCTGGTGGTTTGAAGAGGACGCAGCTAATGAGACGGTTAAGTTTTATGTTAAAAAAGACGACGTTACAGACGTTCTAATAACAGAAATGAACGTTATGGAATGCCCCAAGCAAAACCAAGCTGCGGGTTTGACATTTAGCTGGAATGAAGCGTTATTTTACGAATACTAGGAGTAGTCAATGAAAAATTACTTTAGCGAAGCTGAGCTTTCTTGCCCTTGTTGCGGAGTTAACGGATTTAAACCTGAGACTCTGGAGCGCTTTAATTTACTTAGAGCTTACTTAGACTTTCCTCTACCTATGTCATCTATGTATCGCTGTGCAGCTTATAATAAACTTCGCGGCTTTACTGATACTCACGAGACAGGTCAAGCAGGTGATACAGTACTATCTCATAAGAGAGCCTGGGCTGTATTAGCTGCTGCGCCTAAGTTTGGATTCACTGGTATAGGCGTTAAGCAGAAAGGTAAAGTAAGTGGTCGTATGATTCACTTAGATGATTTAGCTGAGTTGTTACCTAATCGCCCTCGCCCTCACATTTGGAGTTATTAGATTATGTTTAGTTTTATTAAAGCTCTCTTCTCTGGAGGAGCTGTTAAGTCAATTGAGAACATAGCGTCTGAGTGGATTGAAACTGACATGGAGTCAGCAGAGGCTAAGGTGCTTATGGTTAAGACACTTGACCCTAACGGCTTAATGCGCAGAGACTTATCTAGTAGAGTTACTAATCTATACACCTTGTATATAGTAACCGCTCTAATACTGCTGATATGTGAGAGTTTCGATTTAGGTGATGCAGAAGCAATCGCTGTAGCTACCACTAAAGTAACTGAGTTATTTGTGCCTATAACTACCTTATTTGGTGTGATAGTCAGTGCAAGTTTCGGAGTTAACTATGCTAATACTAAGCAAGGTAAATAACCTATGAAAGAACTAATAGCTCAACACGCATCTACTGCTTTACAGAGTGATAAAATAGCACAGGGAGTAGCAGCGGTCACAGCTAGTACAGGGTTAGCGACATTTTTTAATTTGATTACTCCTGTAGTTGGCGTCTTAACTGGTGTGTGCGGTCTCATTCTCTCTGTTGTATTTATAATAAGTAAACGTAAGAGCGATAGACGAGAAGAAGAAAAGCATCAGATTGAGATGGCTATCTTAAAGAAAGAGCTGGAGTAACTAATGGCACAGAGATTTTATACTATAAGCTTACAAGACACAGACTTCCCTATGCTTAGCGAGCAGCAGGCTAGGACTACTATTGTCACCGAGGCAGGTAAAGTACCTTCGGCAGGTACAACTCCCGGTTTAGCTTACTGCCATAATATGATGCCTTCTAAGTACGGTTTAGATTCTGTCGGATACCTGTCTGTAGTACCTGCGTTTGCTGGGTTACCTGAGAGTTTAACTATGGATGACGCTAGAGTAGCCTATGGCGATGCTAGGTCTAGACTCTATCTAGTCTGGGATTCTTTAGGTAATGTATACGCTTTACTTACAGGCGCTACAGTCTGGATTGCTTTACCTGCTACAGTACCAGCTACCGGAGGTGTAGGCTTCTCTGTAGAGTCAGTTACGATAGGTACAGTTAACGGTGTAAGTTATATCTTCTATTCCGGTATAGGTGCCTTTACTTATAACGAAGCTACTAACACTCTTGATGAGGCTGTACTTACAGGTCTTACTATAGCAGATGTATTAGGTGTGGTAGCATCCAGCGGTTATCTTATAGCTTATACACTTGAAGCTATAGCTTGGAGTAGTACTATATTACCTACTGACTTCGTACCTTCGCAGGTGACAGGTGCCGGAGGCGGTAATGTAGCAGGTATAGCAGGGGCTATCTTATTCTGTACATCTAATACCTTAGGTATTTTAATCAGTACCTCAGCTAATACTATTGCAGGTACATATACTGGTAACGCGCGCTTTCCTTTTAAGTTTCGAGAGGTAGATGACTCTAAGGGAGGTATTAGCTTAGACCGTGTAGCGTATGAAGCTAACAGTAAACAGCAGTTTATATTTTCTAAAGCAGGGCTACAAACAATAACTTCTCAGAAGGCTGAGTCTATACTACCTGATGTAACAGACTTTCTGGCAGGTAGACGGTTTGAAGATTACAACGAAGCTACCAGACTTTATGAGATAACTGAGTTAACACCTGCGGAGACTATGCTTAAGAAACTTAAGTTTATAGCTTCTAGGTATCTTGTAATCTCTTACGGCTTACCTAGTGTAGGCTTTACTCATGCTCTGGTATTTGATACTATATTAAAGAAGTTAGGTAAGCTAAAGATAACTCACACTGATGTGTTTGAGTATATAGGTTCACAGACTGAGATAAGTAAGGAGTCAATAGCTTTTCTCTTATCTACAGGTGAGGTGCAAGTACTTAACTTCTCATCTAACGCTGTATCTAATGGTGTAGTTATACTAGGTAAGTTGCAGTTCTCATCTACTAGATTTATCGAACTACTAGGTGTAGAGATAGAGAATGTACAGGACGGAGTAGTCTTAGATGTATCCTCTCAGTTGTCTCTTAACGGTAAGACATTTACTACTGTGCTTCCTACTGCTGCACCTATCGCAGCTACCGAGTATAGAGAGTACCCTTTCAGAGCTACAGGTAAGAGTCACTCGCTTGCTATAGCAGGGCAGTTTAATTTAACTACTGTACTAGTGCGTTATAAAACTACAGGTCGGAGGTAAGAAACTAATATGCCCGCTCCTATTAATACATACGATTCAGCTACTAATCTTAACTTAGGTCAAGTACCTACGGAGTTAGAGAGCGAGAACGAAGCACTGTATAGAGATTTACTAGATATACATAACGCGCTGGAGATACTGCTTACATCTAGCGATGACGGTGATGCGCTATTTCAAGCTTTTATAGATAAGTTCCGTAACTTCTCACAACCCGCAGTGGTTGCTGACTATACTGTACTAGTGACTGACGGTATAGTCCGTGTAGATGCTAGTGTTGGAGATATCACAGTTACTATGCACCCTGTAGCTAGCGGTGTAGGTTACAGATACCCGATAAAAAGAATAGATACAGTTACTGCTAATAAAGTTACCTTACTAGGTGATGGTACAGAGCTGATAGATGAAAGACCTACCGGTATAAATCTAAGTACTAAAAGCAGTTACACTCTTAAAGCAAACGATACAGGTTGGGATATAATATGAGTTACGAGAACATACCTAAGAACGCAGCAGAGACAGCTGTACTGATTGAAGATATCAACCCTATAAAAGATTACCGTACTGAGTTAGCCTTAGGTAATATATTAGGTAAGAGTATAATGAGAGCTCTAGGAGAGCGAGATAACGTACAGACTACAGCGGCAGGAGAGGATATATGGAGAGGTAACGAGCTGTCTAATGTACCCGCAGCTTTAGCTTCTACTACTAGTATACCTGTACCTAGCACCTCAGGGGAGCAGATGTCAGTTATATCAGAAAATGCGGCAGATAACTCCGCAGGTACAGGGGTACAGACACTTACTGTACAGTATATAGACGCCGCAGGTGATGAGCAGATGACTACTGTAACTATGAACGGTATTACTGCTGTACCCCTTACACCTTCAAATGTCAGGTTCGTACAGGATTTACAGGCTCTTACTGTAGGGTCAGCTGGTGTAGCTATAGGTCATATAAGAATATTTAAAACCTCAGATGCTACTTTGGTGTATAGTATGATAGCAGCCGGAGGTAATCAATCACTAGTGCCTAGTAAGATGGTACCTCTAGGTAAGACTTTAGTACTTAAAAAGTGGGTTAGCTCTGAAGCATCTAAATCTAAGAGATGTAGAATTAGACTTAGAGCTGACTGTAATAACGCAACCCCCCCTATAAGACAAGAAGGGGTATTCTTATTTAAGTCTGTCACTGCTTTAGATGGTAGTGCAGTACCTATGGATTTAGTTTATGATGTTCCTGAGCTGTCTGTAGTTAAGATAACTGCATGGGCTAAGGTATCAGGGGCAGAAGTAGGTATACACTGGTGGGGTGAGTTAGTTGATAACAGCTAAGACAGGCAAATCAATCCCCATACTGATTAAGTAGAGGGATTGAAGTATACTCTTATAATGAAGCCTTCATATATACGACCAGCAACAGCTGATGAAACTATCTCTATCTTAAGTGAGTGGCAGATAGCTACTAAGTTAAGTAAGCCTGTAATGCAGTGCTTAGGTGTGAAACATAACTACACCTTAGTAGTTATTCTAGGTTATAAGTTACTTATAAGTTATAGAAAGACTAAGAAGGCAGGGATGTTAGAGTTACATATAGCCTGCCCTAGAGCCAGCATTAAAGCATCTAGAATTCTAACTGCTGTGGCTATGCAGTGGCTCCTTACAGAACCTAAACTAAACGCAGATACTATAGTTGTATTTGCACCTAAAGGTAAGATGAGTAACTTTGCTAAGCGGCTAGGGTTTAAAGAAGATAACAGCATTAAGAGTAAAGCTAATAAGCTTACTCTTACATTTAAGCGAGGATAGTATTATGGACATAGGCGGCGCATTAGGTTTTAAGAAAGAGAAATCAAAAAGTAGCGGGAGTAGCGAAACTGTTCAAGCAGGTACTAAGACTGAACGTCTTAACCTAGACCAGAATGCTATAGAGAAGATTATAGCAGATGTGCTTGGCAGCGAGAGTGGTTTAGCTAGTATCTTTGCAGGTGAGCAGCAGGCGGGTATCTTTGATAGCTCAGTAGCGGCTCAGGCTTCCGGTGATTTAGTAGCTAACCTGATAGGTGAACTTGCTAAGATTACAGGAGAGCGGGTGGTTACTACAGACGCCACTGAGTCTGTGAAAACTAAAGGTAAGACTAAAGGCTCTTCTTTTGCCGCTGACTTAACAGCTAAGCTAAGCTAATACAGGAGATAAGTAATGCCTCACACACAGATTAATCCTATACTAGCTCAAGCTAGAAAGCAGGTAGGTGCAGAGCAAGCAGCTACTGCTACGCCTGAGACTGCTGCTGACCCTTTAGATATAAGCTCTGCTCTAGTGTCCGCACCTAGTGGCGGAGTTGCTTCTATATCTGCTAGTTTATTAGCTGTACAGGAAGCAGCGGGTACAGCTGTCACACGCTCTGTTAATGCTATTATAGATTTAGAGATAGGAGCTAAGGAGTCTAAGCAAGCTTCTGATGTTATGATATCTGCTATAAGCGATGTAACAGCAGCTAACCAGATAATCCAACGCACTAAAGATACAGCAAACTTGCAGGCTCAGAACGCTACTATAGATGCCTTTGAGGTAGGTGGCGGGGTTGAAGGACAGACAGCTCTTATGGCTGAACTTACAGCTGACAACGCTAGAGTAGATGCTATCGTAGAAGAGAATGTAATACTCTCTCAGGAAGATAGATTCGGTGAGGGTGTAGGTCTGCTTGATACTATCATTAATAAGTTTAATACGAACCTGAACAGGAATCAGCTGGCGGCGGCGGTAGCTAAGCAAGCTAGTACCCAGACTAAGATAGCTAATATCACCGGAGCTACTGAGGCTTTTGCTCGTGTTAACGCACTGACTAAGAAGACTCTTAATGAAGCTACCATTGAAGCTAACTATAAAGTTATAGTCGCTGAGGGTGATATTAAAGCATCGCAGGCACGGATACAGAATATAAGTACTAACGCTACCGCTATGCTTAATCTGATGCAGGCTGATAGTAGCGTTACCAGTAACCTATTACAAAGTTACCGACTTGAAGGTGAGGCTGATGAACGCGCACTTAAAATAGAGAGACAAAAGTTTCTTAGAGAGCAGATGGTTCATGAACGCGAGCAGTGGGAGTTAAAAGCACCTAAAGCAGCGGCGGATTTAGAGAAGAGCTTGTTACTTCTGGAGCAGGCTCAAACCTTAGGTCCGACTCAGATAGCTCAGGCGGAGCTTAACTTAGCTCGTACTACTAAAGAACATAACGACACTATAGCACTAGAGGATAGCTTAGTTGAGTCAGTTCAGCGCGGTCAGTCTCTAGCAGGTGTACCTGTAGAAGACAAAGAAACTGTTCTATTTGGGCTTAGAAATACAACAAGTAAAGCTAAGTACAGTAGACTGCAAGAGATGGGCGGAACCCCTGATGCAGTCTTAGGTCTTACTCCAGCAGAAGCTAAAGAGAGTATAGATGTAGTAGCACCTAGCGGTAATATTAAACCTAATAAAGGCACTAAGCTACTGGCTCAGATTGCTGAAAAGCAAGCCCAGAAGTACGCGAAGCCTGATGCTAAAGTACCTAGAGACCAAGTATCTCTTAACGCTGACTTTAACCAAACAGCCGATGAGTTTATAGCTGAGAAGGTAATCAGTATAGCTACAGGTGATGCTAGTAATCCATACTCTGCACCTCCGTTTACTGTACTAGAGCAGTCGGCAGACTTACAACTACAGCCTCTGTACCGTAAGGTGCTACAGGCTATGCAGCTTAAAGAGACTAACCCGCAGACTATACTAGATGCAGCTATTGCAGGGGTGCTAGCTAAGACAGTCACTCCGGAAGAAGCTGCTGCTGGTATTACAGCTGTATTTGACTTAGCAGCTCTTATTAATAACACACAGGACGGTGGGTTTAGGAGAGTAGGTTTACCTAACCAGACTACATATAATGCTAAGATTAATAGAGCGCCTACATTCTTCGAGCAGCTTAAGATAGTAGGTACTACAGTTAAACCTGATGCTGTCTTAGGTATTTTAGGCGGGGCTAAGTTAGCTTTAGCTCCTGACTCGGTACTGACTAAGACTCTAATTACTATAGACTTAATGGACGAGACTAAAGTACAGCAGTTGATTATTGAATCTCTTAGCTCTACACCAGCAGCTGCCCCTAGTACTGAAACTACTACTAATCCTTAAGTGCTAAATAGGAAAACCACATGACTACAGCATACGAAGAAGCGTTAGCTAAGATACAGTCTGGCGCTGACCTAACAGGAGCTTCCGTTCCTAGTTACATTAATTCCGCAGATACACTAAATACAGCTAACGGGAATACTGGGTTTGTGGAGTCTGCTTTAAGTGTACTGGAAGATGTACCTAAGTTTATAGGTGTGTCTGTTATCTCTGGTGCGAATCAGTTATATAACATACCTGCTGATATAGGTAATCTGGTATTTGATTTAGATATAGAGCGTAGTAATACTGATGAAGTCATTACCTCTCTTGACTCTGACTTAGGTTCATTCTACCGTGAGCATCAGGAAGGTGCTGACTTAGTAGGCTTTATGATATCCAGCATAGTGCCTGGTTTAGGTGGGATTAAGATGCTTAATGCAGGGCAGAAGTCTTTGCGTACAGCTATCAGTGCAGGTAAGTTCGGAGAGAATACAGGTAAGGCTCTAGGTCTACTTGCTCCCTTAAAGAAAGTACACCTAGATAAAGCTCTACTGGAGGTTACTACTAACAGCTCTGCAGCGTCCCTTTTAAACAGAAACGCACTTAAAGCTATAGGTGCTGGCTTTGGTCAGAATGCTTTAGAGGCTACTGCCTTTGAGATAGCTGTAGCTACCACACTGTTTAAGTCACCTATACTTGAGAACCAAGACTTCGGAGACTTTGTCTCTAATGTAGCTTGGGGTGCGGGTGTCTTTGGTTTCATAGGCGGTATAATAGATACTACTAAGATTAAATTCTCCCTTAAAGCTCTGGCAGATAAGTCTGCTATTGAAGCCCGCCCTTGGCAGTTTATAGACGAGGCAGCTAGTGCATCTCAGGGTTACGAAAAGATTGCGTTAGATTTCGCTCAGTTAAATGCTATACCTAAAGTACCTGCCGGACTTGAACCTAGTAGAGCTGCGTTCTTAGAGCAGGCTGCTGTTACTAAAGTTACTACACTAAATAACAGAATTAGAAAAGAGATAGGTGAGCTGTCTGGCGGTGACCAGGAAGTAGCTGAGACTCTATTCCAGACCTTTACCCGTGCGTCTCTTAATGACCAGCACTCTGCTTTTATAGGCTTACAGACTGTGACTAAGCACGGTACTACCAGTGCTGTAGCTAAGAGAGCTGAGGTACTAGCTAAGAAGGTAGCTACTGGTAAGGCTACAGTTAAAGAACTTGATGAGTTTGCTGACTCTTCTATAGAGATAGCTTACGCTAAATCGTGGGGCGAGGGTGTAGGCGTGGTTACTACTGACCGTCCGATTATCACCAGTCTGGTAGATATACTTAAGAAAGGAGAGAAGATTAAAGTCACTCCTACTAAGGTAACTGCTGGCGCTAAGAAGTTTACATTCACTACTCACTTTAATACAGGTAAGAGAACTCTTATCCCTGGAGCTAGTAAGCCTTGGAACATATTACAAGCTGACGCTCTCGAAGCTAATGCTAGATACATCTGGGCTAGTAAGCTACCTAAGTTTGAACCTACAGCGGCTAAGCCGTTGACTGTACATGTAAATGATATCCCTCTTATGGAGAAGGTAATGCTAGAGCTGGCTGATACTCCTGCTATGGAGCATGTTAAGTTCGCTGGCTTAGCTAAGAATGAGTTCGTAGGTAGAAGCTTACAGGACTTCCTGGGTAAGAGAAAGGTCGCCCTAGCTAATAAGATGCTAGAGAATAAAGTACTTAAGCAGGATGAGATAGCTGCTATAGTTAATGTTAAGTCTAGCTTCCTTAGTGGGGAGGTTGTCAGAGACAGTGTAAGTGAGTACAGCTTGAAAGACTTACTGGCTATGCAAGACCACGCGGAAACATACACTAAAGACCTTATAGCTAAAGGTGCTCGTCGTGAAGCGGAAGGTGTAGTTGATATTTGGAATATACCTCAGCACGTAAACCTTACTTACGACACCACTCCGTTTAAGACTCTTAATAACTTCACTACTGAGAACATGGTTATTATCAAAGAGCAGCAGAAGCTGTATCAGGAAGGTACTGCTAGAGCAGCAGCTAAGATACTAGGTGACGACTATAATAAGCTGGAAGATATAACTTCCGGTAGAGTCTTTAGTGGTGCTGCTCCTAGTGGTGCCGGTGCTGGTTTCGCTACAGCTGCTAGTTCTAACTACGGTACGTTAGCTGCAAGTGTGGAAGGTATAGGTGCTAATGTATCTCGTATGATAGATAAAGGAAAGGCTAGAGCAAGAGAAGCTTTAGAGCCTCTACTATATAAGCTAGGTAACAGTAAACAAGCTTCTATTGAGTGGAGTACGCTTAACGCTCGTGTTCGTGGCATTGAAGGTGAGTACGGATTGAATGCAGCAGGCGATGCACTAGAGCCGCTGGCACTACTTCGCTGGAAGAAAGCTTCAGAGGAGGCTGTAGAGGCTGGACTTAAACCACCTAAGCGCCCTATACTTTCAAACCCTGCAATGGAGGCTAGGATTGAGCTGGTGTCACAGGAGGTACGTGACTTAGCTAAGGCTCATATTGAGATTAACGGTACTAGAACTAACGGGCTAGCAGGTATAAGAACAGCACAAGGTACACAGTTTAATCGCGCACCTGATGCTTTCTATCCTATACCTATTGACACTAAAGACTTCCCTCACTTCGCTATCGTTACTGATGAGAGTATCACCTCCGGTAATCACAGTAAGACTCTATTCGCAGCATCTGCTGAAGAGTTAGACGGTATGATTAAGAAGCTTAAAGAGAACCCTCAGCTTAGGATTAGAACTAAGAACGAAGCTGAGGATTACTTCCGCTCTCAAGGTACATGGGACTACGAGAAGACATTGAATAATAACTACCTAGATACAGAGGCTCACCGTAAGGGTGTTAGTTCTCCGTTCTTTGTAGCTACCGACCCTAATAAGATTACATCTGATATGCTTAACTGGCATCTACAGCGTGAGACTGGACTGGTACGCGAAGCTGTAACTGCTAAGTATGAAGTACAGTTTAATGAACTAAGGCGCTTAGGTGATGAAGCAACCAATATAGCTACCTCTAAGTTCTCTAATGCTAATCTAGTAGAGTTCGCAGAGGATGCAGTTAAGAATCCTTTCGCAGATTATATAAAGACTGCATTGAATCTAAGAAAAACAACTGACTATCCTTGGTGGGTGAAGACTAATCAAATGGCAGATAAAGCTGTAAGTACTTTACTTAAAAAGATAACTGCTATAGTGGATACGTCTACAGACCCTAAAGCTTTAGAGCAGGTAAATGATATGCTTACTAAAGCTGGTTATAAGGGAGCTGCTTACGATGAGTCTATGCAGATATTCGCTAACTCCGAACCAGCTAAAGGTGCACTGACTGCTACTATACAGAAAGCTAATAGTATAATGGCTACTGTGGTACTACGCTGGGATGCATTAAATGCTGTGAACAATGCAGTTAGTGCGAATGTGCTGCTAGGCGCTGAGACTAAAGCTGTAACTCGTGCTATACTGCGCGGTGATAAGGAGGCTGTAGGTGCACTAAGTAAGTTGATGGATATTAAAGTCCCAGGTGTAGATGAACTTATTCGCGCACCTCAGAAGCTTGTATCTAATGCTATTATGAAGTTCAACCGTAACGGCTCTGAGATGAAATGGTTTAAAGATAATGGCTACGTCACATCTATTAGTGACCAGTACCGCTCAGCTCTAGACTCCTTAACCTTTACTGGTAAGGAATCAGTTAAGAACTGGGACGCTAGAGTTAATAAGCTACATACAAAGCTGCGTGACCTAGCTGACTCAGGTGAGAAGTGGACAGGTAACAGATTAGCTGAAGAGTTTAACCGCTTTGTAGCTGCTGACGTTATGAAGCAGATGACAGACATAGCTGTGACAAGAGGTCTAATGACTGGTAAAGAGCAGCTTGCTTATATCAACACCTTTGTCAATCGTACACAAGGTAACTACCTAGCTGCACAAAGACCTATGATGTTCCAAGGTCCGATAGGTCAGGCTATAGGTCTATTCCAGACTTACCAGTTTAACCTAATGCAGCAACTACTTCGTCATGTGGGAGAGGGTCACGCTAAGGATAGCATGGTTCTCCTAGCATTACAAGGTACGATACACGGTATGAATGGCCTACCTGCATTCAATGCTATTAATACATATATAGTAGGTAACGCCTCTGGTAACACAGAACATAAGGACGCATTCAGTGCGGTGTACGGAGCGGCAGGTAAGGAGGCAGGTGACTGGCTTATGTACGGTATGGCATCTAATGCTACAGGCTTACTGCACCCAGACTTGAAAGTTAACCTATATACTCGCGGTGATATTAACCCAAGACAGGTGACACTGGTGCCTACTAACCCTGCTGATGTACCGTTTATCGCAGCTACAGGTAAGGTATTAAGTAATCTATTTAAGACAGCTGAGACTTTAGTTAATGGAGGCGATGTAGTTAATACTATACTACAAGGTATAGAACATAACGGATTAAGCAGACCTCTGGCTGGCTTAGCTCAGACTCTGCAAGGCTTTGATAACCCGCAACAAGCATCATACAGTACCAGTAATCAAGGTAATGTGATTGCAGCTAACGATTTACTAAGCCTAACTAATCTGGCTCGTGTAGTCGGCGGTAAGCCGCTGGATGAAGCTATAGCACTAGATGCTACGTATAGGTTTAAAGCTTATGGTTTGGTGGATAGTAAGAGAAGGCAGGTGTTAGGTAATGCAATTAAGACTACCATGATAGCTGGCGGTGACCCTAGTCAGGAGCAAGTGGAAGACTTCGCAGAGAGTTACGCTAAGATGGGAGGTAGGCAGGATGAATTTAATAAATGGTTCGGTCAGTTGTATAAGACTGCTAACCTCAGTCAGGCGAATAAGATACAACAAAGTTTAAGAAGTCCGTTTACTCAGAGTATGCAAAGGATTATGGGAGGTAAGGAGCTTAGAGACTTTAGCTCTATAGTGCCAGAGAAGGAGTAACCAGAGTAAGATAAGGAGGTGATTTTTATCTACAGACTAAAAAGCCAGCGTCTCTTGTTAGAGATAGCTGGCTTTTTTATTTCTAGTGGGTTAGTATTAAGCTCCTTGCCCTGTATCAACTGCGCCTTTATCTGAGTACTTAGGTTTAACAGCGTAACGCTCACCTTCTTTCATAGGTGTATGTGAAGGGAACTTGTCAGGTTGAGCTGGTTTATTGTTAGTACTGCGATGTAAACTACAGCCGTCAAATAAACCTAACGCTTTTCTCATTTCGTGCTGTGCTACCTCAGTCCCGTCCTTATAACCTTTGTTATACTGAACGACTCCTACATCTACCAGAGGTTTTCGCGGCTTAGCTATCTCAACCGCTGCTGCTTCTAACTGCTGGTCAGGTGTTTTAGGTTCAGTTATCTGTACAGGTCTACCTTGGTTATAGTCCTCTACTATAGTAGATACTACAGTAGATACTATAGTAGATACTACAGTATCTACATCCCAAGCTTCCTTATGTGCTAACAGCTCCAGTACATCATTCAGTACATGAGATTTAATTAACTCCTCTAACTGCTCCAAGTCATTACCATCATTAAGTATCTTATAATCACCATGTAAACAGTCGACTCCTGCTTCAGAGCTGTGAGCTTGTTCAGTATTACTAAGTTCAAGCTCGCTGTAGATTCTATCTACATGAATCATAATACCGTGCTTACGGCAGAACTCAGCTTCGTCATTAAAGCGTACATCAGAGATAATAGTAAGCTTACCTGCACAGCGATGTGATGCTATATCAACCCAGATGCTAGGAGAGATAAGGTTTCTACCCCACTCTGTACCTAAGGTCTGAGCTATGTGGCGATAAGTCTGACAGTACATACCTCCTGCTCTCGGGTCTTTATCTTCCAGACCTAAGCCCACTTTAATCATTTGTTTAAATGGAGTAGCAAAACTGTAGCGTTCGTACCTAGGGTCGGTAGGGAAAGCACAAGCTTGGCGATTCAGCGCTTCCTGTAAGAAGTCTGCTATAGTATCTTTACCAGAGCGAGCTAAGCCCGCTATACCAATTACGATTGTTTTCTGGTTATGGTTCATGATACTACTCCTTTACCTGTAAAGTGAATAGCTACTAACTCTACAGCTCTTTGTAGGGTTAACCGCCCTGTAGTATCGTACCCGTGATTAGTTGTCTGTACTTTAGCAGCTTCTATTAACTCATTTGCTTTACGTATATTTAATGGTTTAATAGCCGCCTCTTTAACAGCTAGGTATTCTTTATACTCTTGTTCGTTAAGTATTACTTGCATGATAGTACTCCGGGTTATGTAGCACCCAGCTTATAGCTGATGCTATCTTACTGATGCTGTAAATATGTTTCTTCTTTGCCTCAGCTTTATCTTTAGCTAGCTTAATTACTAAAGCTTCTTTATCTGCTTTAGATTTAGCAAATAGCTGAGGTACAGTTAGTTTTGATTTCTCCATGCGGTTACTCCTTATAACCTGCGGGTTAGTTAATTAAAATGATACCAGAGTTCGCGCTTAAGCGGGTATCTGTCATTCGCTTAGTTAGTTGTGGATACAGCACTTCTAAATCATCATTACTATACACACCGTCCATAAATACATTACAGTAAGCTGCTATCTCACCTATCATAGAACCCCACTCAGGGTCTGCTCCTAGCTGGACTATCTGAGCTACCAGTACTGGGTGGCGGTCACACTCCTTAAGCATATGAACTCTAGCAGGAGTGAAGTGTACAATACTTACCTTAGATATATCTTTCGGGTTAAACTCTTCTAAGCTCTTACCATTTACTTTCTTATTCATGATACCATTCCTCTCTCTTCTACTGTTAATAAACTCCAATCAATAGCACCTGCTACACCTTCTGATTTAACTTTCTTAACCGGAAGATAAGCCTTGCCTTTAACTACTTGTATCTTTTCTGCTGTCTGCAAGTTAGCTATTATATCTGCTAGCTGGCTAATCCTATCTAGGTCAGCTACTACTACTTTCCACAGCGCTTTAAATGTCATAGGTACATGTGTCTTATCTAGTGCAGCCATTATCTTATGTATAACTTCACTAGTCTTACTCTTACCGAACTCACCTAATGCTTTAGGCATAAGATGCTCAGTAAAGGTTAGTACAGTAGAGGCTTCCAGTATATCTTCTACCTCTAGTACCATAGATAAACGACCCGCTGCTATTACCATAGCTAACTTTAAGAGATGGATTATACGTCTCCCTTCATAGCTATCAAAGCGCTGGTCGTCCACACCTTCCCATTTATGGTAGATAGTATCCAGTAAATCATACGCTTCAGGAGCTATAGTAACCTTCCCTTTCATTACCTTCTTAATCTCATGCAGCTTGGCTATAAGAGCCAGCTCTATCTGCGGGTCAGGGTCGGGTGGTATAGTGTATATCCTGCCGCGCGGCTCTGCGTATATAAACAATGTACGAGAGAAGAAGCCTTGCTCTAAAGCTTCCGGCGGGAATAACTTACTAAAACCTACGAACGTATTACCTGCTAACATATTAATGGTAGGGTAAGGTATGAATACAGACTTACTGGTCTTAAGTTTGTAATCAAACACATCATCGAAGTCCCACAAGTCACCTAGTATAGACATGAAGTCCATGTTACCTACACCTATAAAGTTATTAACTTCATCTGCTGCTATGAAAGACTCCGCTGGAGGTCTATCTGTGTAGTTATCTATCTCGTCTAAGTCGTCGTCACCGAATAGGTTCTGGTCTAGTATATCAGAACCTCTACCGCCCCCTGCTGACAAGTCTTCCCCTGCTGCTCTGCTTGCAGCTCTCTCAGCCTGCTCTGCTAGGTCAGTTAGATACTTCTCTTGTCTGGTTTTTCGCGGGGCGAATGTTCTGTACCCTGCAAGTTTAATTACTTTAGCTCCTATCTTAATAGCTGTTGATTTCTTAGTGCCAGATAAACCCACTAACATTACATACATGTTAGGGTGTATAGTCTGATGACCAAAAGAAAAATGTATGTCTCTACCAAGCCATGCCGCCAGAGTAGTTAGCCCGCACCAGCGATGATAGAAGGTAGGGCATTCAGTCTTAGAGGTGTACGCTAGGTACAGCGACATATAAGTATGAGCGGGCAGCTCCGGGCTATTAGCGCCAGCCATTGATACAGTCCCACTCTCTACCGTCTAAGAATTTAAGTGTATGTACACTTACTCTTATAGTACCTGCTTTAAGTCTTACGTTAACTACATTATATAAAGCTAAAGCACTCGCTAGCTGAGATTCTGTTATACCTTCAAGCGACCAAGGGTACCACTTACCTCCCTCTACTGTAGTATAAGCTGTAGGTCTTAATGTTTTAACTACAGTTCTACACTCGCAAAGTTGATAGTTATAACCGCAGCTTTCGCAAAATCTACTGTCCATAATCATCTTCTCCTAATTATTCTGTCTCTGACCAGTACTCTGCACACTTCTTATCTAAGTGCTGTCCGTTCTTAACTCCGGCAGGTACTACGAATGTACGAACAACTCCATCATAAGCTTTGATAGTTAATGGTACTTCCATTCTCTCCTGTACCATATCACACAGGTAATCGTGACCTATACGATACTGGAATAGAATACTATCATGTATCTGTGCTAGTAGTTTAAAGTTGCGGCTGTGTTTAGGGTTCATAGCTACGTCATGGAATACTGACAGGTATGATTTGTTTAGAGTCTGCGCGTTAAGGCTTTGTGGGGGGTGTGCTATGTAAGCATTAAGCGCTGGTTTAGATTTAGAAGGGTCTGCGAAACAGTAGCGTACCCAAGCTTTACCTACATGCTCGCTGTACTCTGCTTCGGCTCTCTCCATTAGCTCGTGCATCTTACCTGCGTGTGTCCAGCTGTGATGTACTGCTTGGCTTGCCAGCTTACTTGTAAGTCCTATCTCTGCAACAACTCCCTTATAGAATACTTTCTTAATATCTGGGTACACTCTATGAAACTGCTCTAGCAAATAGTTAGCAACTTCTATGTAAGTCCAAAAGCGCGGTAGTTTTAATAGCTGTTTAGCTAATACTATGTTCTCTTCTCCCATAGTATCTATCAGTACGTAAGCTCCCATGTTATAGTTAGCGCCATGATTCACTGGTTTAAACAACTGTCTTAAAGCTTTAGTTATATCTTCAAATGGTATACCTGAAAACATAGAGGCGTTAGATTTATGAAAATCTGGGCTGTGTTCTACATTCTCTATAAGCTGCTTATCGCCTGAGATATAACCTGTGTCTCTGGACTCTGCTTGTTCCAAATCACACTCAGCTATTAGAAATCCAGGGTCAGCCTTATAGGTCTGCTTAACAATCTTACCGCGTGGTATCTTCTGTATGTTATCTCCGCACCAGAAGTGATGTGACTTACTGGCTAGGCGGGAGGTGTCAGTACCGTGAGGGTTAAGGGAGTATAAAGTTCTACAGCCTGTACCATCTAAGCGGCTGAATTCTTTACCTGCTGTTAGATAGTTACTGACTAGTGTACGAGCTTTCCTAATCTTAAGTACTAAGCCTAGCACTCGTGCGTTGAATGGGTGACGGTATCTAGCTTTCTTTAAGTTCTTTTCATCCTGTGACTTTAAGTCTACACAACCTAAGATTTTAAACAGAGCTTTCATCTGAGGTGAGGACTTAACATTAAAGCACTCTCCCGCAGGTACATCTAATATAGTATTAAGCTTAGAGCTAAGGTTATCTACTATAGCTTGCTGCTCTGTGCGGGCGATTTCAAACTTACTCATATCACGCGCTATCCCTGTCATCTCTGAAAGGTGACAAGGGAATGTAAGAGGGAATTCTAATAGGTAGTTATTAATTGCATAAGCTGGTGCTTCATGTAACATAGCTAAGAAACAATTACCAGTACCCCAAGTATCGAGAGCATTGTAGCGGTAATATTCGTGTAGGTCATTAGTCTCTGCAAGGTCTTTCCAGTAGACTGCTTCACGGATGAAGAAGGAGTTAAGGAATCCGAGGTCTTTAGGTAGCTCACTATACCAGCAATGAAAAAGATTAGCTGTATCATATAGATAATTGTATACTGGAGCAGAGTAGCGGCATAGGTAGCTAATGTCATACTTACCATTTTGCATTATCTTAGGGGCTTTTAAGTCCCAGTTCCACTTCCGCATGATAGCTAGTGCATAGTCAGAATCTAGAGGTAGGACTACACTAGAGCTTCTATAAACTGCGTCTTCTTTATCATACTGAAATGATGTATAAGAGAGGCAGCGTATAGTTGCATTCTCTTTAAAGGTTTCTATATCTATACAGATTAAGTCTGCACAAGCAAAACGGTTAAATAACCCTACTTCATTCTCAGGGGTTAGTAACTGCCAGCTAAACTCTGTGGGTTTATACCAAGTGTCCGGCTTGGTCAGCTTACCAATCAACCGCTTAGCCATGAACTTACCAAATGGTACAGTGATTAATTGCTTCAACGGCTGTATAAATACCAGCTCTATATCAGGTGAGTCAGGTTTAAAACCTTTCAGCACAAAGTGGGAGCCTGCGTAGTTAGCTAGGCTGGGTGCTTTTCTCTTATCCCATTGCAGTACTTTCTGTAGTAAGCTGATACTGGTAGAGATAACACGAGTGATACCTTTCTGCCCACAGTACAGAGTGACCTGCGCTATAGTGGTGACTGGCTCCATACGTAAGAACGTAGTAGCTCCGCCAACTAGAGGTTTAAGGTAAGGCAGGTAATCTTTATCACTACCGTAACCACCACTAGTACCCCAGAACAGAATTACATCATCAGCCTTGCGAGGCTTAGCTGCTTCTTCCTTACGGAGTTTAGAGATGTAGGAGCTGATATCAATCTTTTTAGGTAGGGGTTTAAGCATTAGTAGCTCTTACCATTAGTCTTTTCGCGGTTTTCTTTTTTATGGTCTGGACGGGTAGCGTTATACGCGAGTTTTTCAACGACCGCGCCCCCTAAATCTAAATCTAAAGCCCCGGCTAAATCAGCAATACGAATCAACGCGTCAGCTAACTCAACTTCAATCATTTTTCTATGAGGTAGTTTATCATCCATCAAACACTTACGGTCACCTTCCATAGCTTCGGCGATTTCAGAGACAATTAACATTAAACAACGAGGTACAGTCTCCCATGTTTTAGGTTTATCCCACCACCCAGCCTTTGCCGCAGCGCCGTGAGAAGTGTCTACTAGTTTCTGTATACAGTCTTTAAGTTCAGTCATTATACTATCTCCTGTTATCTGATACCAATAAAGCCGCTAGACCAGTTAAGGAGTAGCGGCTCTTAATTAAAAACCGCATGTGCGGTACTACCTAAACTAAACTAACCTGTTAAAGTACACCTATCTCTTTAACGTCTAGGTAAGGCTTATCAGGGTCGTTAGTGTTTTTACGTAGACCTGTGATAATAACACACTCCACATCTGTTATCGCTTCGATAATCTCACGATTAGCTCTAGTACCTGCAACTTCTGCAAAGGAAGCTAGTGCTATTTTAAGATTACCGCGACCGTAAATATTATCTAAGTTAAATAAGGTAGAAGAGGTATCACCCGCCGCTGGTATAGCATCGCTAGCGTTAGCCATTTCTACATTTTCAATGTATTTAAAGCTAAGCTCCACACTATCCTTACCGTTAATTTCTTTAAGCTCTAAAGAAGCTAGTACCTTGTGAACACCAATAGGGTAGGCTTGGAACGACGGTAAATCTTCTAAATCATCTAAGGTCGAGTCGAGTAAGTTATCTAGTTCTGACATAATATATGTATCCTATATGTAGTATTGTATATAAAGTAAGTATATGTAATATGTATAGTTACTGTGTTGCTAGGTCGGTAGTGACCTAGCGAGATAGACTCTAGCCTAGAAAGAGCGCGACTCTTTTAGTGACTAAGCCAAAGCCTATCTCGATAGGTAGTATACTATTTGCTACGGTACTGTGTTAGCTGACCTGTGCGTGCGGTATACTAGCGCTGATAGAGCAGTTATAACTGCCTATTTAAGTTTTTCTCTTGTTCTACTATAGTAACTAAATCCTGAAGATGAAAACCTCTACTGTGTATACTATCTCTAAAGTCAAAGTGCTGTGAGTCACTCATCTTCTTAAAGCTATAGTCTATATAGAGCTTGTAAGGTTTACTGCCTCTAAGAGAGCTAGGGCTGCTAGTTACTATTATCTTTTCTGTGTCTGCTTCGTTAATAAACACACTGTGAGCTACTTGCTTCCATTGTGTATTAACTCCGATAAAAACAACTGCGTCAAAGATTCGTTGACATATATAAAAACTAGTACGCATAGTAATCTCCTAGGGTTAAGTTTTCTGTGCTGCTTTCTTTGCTGCAAGCCTAGCTAATATACTACCAGCCGCGCTCTTACCTGTACTTGCTGCCGCCTTAGCACCTACCTTACCTATCCCTACTACTGCCTTTGGTTCTGGCATAGGGTATTTCTCTGGCATAAACAGCGGCAACAGACTGGGTTCGTCCAACCACTCTAAGCTGGCTCCTGTCTGACTCCCTGCAATTACAGTGTTGTTAGATGTAGTACTAGAGAAACATACGTGCTTCTTATTCTTTCTCTCTAGATATACTACATCAGTGAAGTACTTAGTGATGTTCTTACTAAACGTCTTACTGCCTCCTACTGGGCGTATATCTAGCTTAGCACCGTCCGGCTGTACCTCAACGTCATGAGTAATACAAACTATATCACACTGAGCTGCTTGTATATGAGAGAACACCTTATCCATTAAGAACTTTAGCGCACCCCAGTCGTCAGTCTTAAGCTTATAGGTGTCCGCTTCGTCTTTAGTTATGTTAGCTAGAGCACTGACAGTTAGCTGAGATATAGTATCAAAGATTAGTATAGTACCTTTCTTTATATTGTTTATATCTACAACTACTGTAGGTGCTTCTGCTCGCTTACATATCATACAGCTGACCTTACCGTGCTGTTCGCATATATCTACCTTACCTTTAACTAATTTCAATACAGTTTCTATAGCTACAGGGTAAGTACTACTATCCGGTAAGTCTACTACTTCGATACGCTCTTGGTAAGATTCAGGTAGCTGGTACAGTACACCGTGACCTGCTTCCATATCTATCCAGATAAGGTCAAACTCCTGAGCTAACCTACCTGCAAGTAAAGACTTACCAGAGAAGCTCGGCCCGTACAGCATGACGCGCTTAAACTTAGATGCTTGTTTGTCGCTTAGTTTAGCCATTAGATAACACCTCTCTTCCTGCCAATACATTTTGAATAGTAAACTCTAACTCAGGTATCCACGCCATAGTATCTTGAGGGTATACTTCCTTGTACTCTCTGCCTTCATTAGGGTCTATAATATACCAACGCTTACCGTCAGAAGATGTTTGTATTACTATATTGTGCATAGCTCCTTTAATATTAAGACTAGGTAAAGCTACTAAGTATATATAGTCAGGTTTTAGCTTACGTTCTACTGTTAAGCATTTACGAAAAGAGAAACCTAGCTTACGTAAGTAATCAGTAGGTTCTAACTCCATTCCTATATACTTATCATGGAACTCAGTTGTTATTCTGTCTATATCTAAACCTGTAATCATAGCTATACATGCGCTAGTACAGTTAGTATCTAACGTCTGCTGCACAGGAGTTAGTATACACTCTTCTTCCTTTAGTTTAGCCATAACTTATCGTACTCCTTAGTTAATGCTAGGTAGTTATGAAACAAATCTACACAGTGTTCAGCATAGCGGATGTACTTCTTATTCACACCTGTTATACGACGTAGTAACTGCAAGCGTCTCTTACCTTGCCAGTCTTCTGTAAAGAAATCTTTAGGTAGCTTAGGTATTAACCTAGGCATATTTAAAGAAACATTCTGCTGTATACAGCCTAAATCTAAAGCAGCGTTACCTGAATTAAAGTTGTTATGTATATAAGCACCTAGCATTACAGCTTGCTGCCCTGTTAAATTAGTCATTACATTCTGTATCCTTTAGGTATAAGGTCTGGCTTAGTATCTTCTAAAAACTTAATCCACACCCAAAATGTTTGTTCTATAGGATCTAAGTTAGAACAAATAGACTTAGGGAACCACTCGTCGTACCAACCTCCGTTAGTATAGTCACATACACGGAAACAGATAGCTTTATCAGACTCAGCAACTATATCACCTACATACTTAAGCTTAGCTGCACTGCCTGTACGAGAGTCTACCTTAAGGCGTGTATCATACTGACCGATAGGGTCCTGCTCTCTGACCGGAGTTGCTACTGTTAGTTCCTTAGCTGTCTGTGCTGTGTTCGCATAACGCTCAGCAGGGTCAGGGAAGTAAGCTTTAAACTCCTCACTCCAAGGATTAGCTGAACCAACAAAGCTACGATGAGTCTCTAAGCTAAGTACCTCTACAACTGTAGTAGGTGAATCATTCATTTCTCTGCTCCTTTATCTACCTGATTCTGTACTAAGTCATAGAAATCCAGTACAAAATCATAGTTATCATTATCTGCTTCTAACTTAGCCAGTATTTCCGTAGTCAACGGTTTAGTAAGGTTCTCGGTAGTCAGTGTACATAAACCTAAGTACTCACACTCTCGAAAGAAATCAAAGCAGGACTCGCCGTGCATAGGATACACCTGATAGCTTTCGTATATATCTACTAGCTGTGTATCAATAAGTAATTCCTGTAACCAAAGCGCCCGCTGTAGTAAGGACTTCTCAAATGGAAGCTCTACATAGCTAAAGCTTTTTGTCTCATATACTAGATATAAAACTTCATAACTGTTTAAGCCAGGGAATAGTATATCTAATACCACACTGTAACCTAATGCCTGACCGCTGTTCTTAAACTGTGCTGACTGAGCTGTACCGGAGGATGTTTTATTCTCTAGTACTAATACCTCACCGCTAACCTTGTGTCTAAGTACTACATCAACAAACCCACGGTATTTATATCCGTTAGGTAATATAATCTGAAAGGCTAGCTCTACTGCTGGCTTACCTTTATAGTATACTAGCTCGTACTCTTCTAAGAATCCGTTAGCTAAGAGGGTAGAGAACTTTTGTACTGCATACAACGCTAACCAGAATGACTTCTTCTGTCTAGGTGTTTCATCAAGCAGGTCTACGTCCCACTCTAGGAAGGTATCTAGTATTACCTGTGCTTCGTTCTTACCTTCCAGTGCTGACTGTACTCCTACACCTACAGCTTTACCGTAAGCAAAGGTAACACCCTGCTCTAGCTCTGCTATATCATTAGAAGATATCTGCTCAGCATTAAGGCGGTACAGTTGGTACTTACGAGGGCATTTATGTAAGGTAGTACGACTGGAGTGGGATAGAAGCTTTAAGCGGGGGTCTGTCTCACCCTCTGGTAGATTAACTACTTCAATTAAGGTTTTAGCTTCTACAGTTTCGTCAAGAAATGATTTCCCTACTTCTACCTCGCAGTCTAAGAGAGACTGAGGACTAAGCTCAGCAGGTATAGAGCTGGGTGCTTTCTTAGCTGCTTGTCTAGCTAGTATCTCTTGTATGCGGGAAGGTAGTGCCATTATAACTGTCCATAAGTTACAGAGTTGTTTAAGTAGTTAATACTTACTACCATGAAGCGCTCGTCGCCTACTGTGTGAGTGTTACCTACCTCCGGTTTAACATCAAACTGCGCGCAGTACATACTAACTGTTAGTGGTAATGTATCCATTAGTTTATTGCCTCTTCTAATATATGTCTAGCTGTATAGTATACAACCAGATTCTTTAAATAATCAACCTTAGCGAAGTACTCTTCTGTACTCATACCGTCTACTTGCACTAAACTCACAGGGTAGAATACAGTCTGTACTAAAGCACCTACTTCATAACCATGAAAGATAGCAGGTATAGCCAGCTTACTGAATCTGGTAGTATCTGGTATCTCTATCGGAGAGAGGTAAGCATACAACGCTCGCGCTCCTTCCATGTAATTTGTATAGCAACTACCGCCGCCGTTCTCACTACCTTTAGCTTTATTATAAAGTCTTATATAGGTCTCTAGTGGTGTGGTGTTAGTTGCTTCGCTAAGAGGGGAGGTGTTAGTACTCGCTCTTAGCTTAGCTATTCTTGCAGCCAGAGGTGTCAGCTCAGTCATCAGACTCCGCCTGTTTAACTAACCACTGTTGAAAGTTAGGTCTATCATGACCGTATACACGAGCGTCATAACCTAAGTTAATAGCATCCTCAACTAACTTAACTATATCTTGTGAGAGAGTTATCTGTAATGTAGTTTGTACACTTTCTAATGTAGCGGCTAACTTATTGACTCTTTTATTCATAGTTTTTTCCATTAGGTTTTCTCCTACCTTATAAATCACTCACTGTCATTTTACTTATAGCTTTCTTAGGCTTACGTTTCAGAGCAGTAGTAGCTATACTAGTACTAGTCTGGTGCTTAAGTCCACGAACTAAGATAGAGCAATCTTCCTCACTAAGGATAGTGACTATATCTGGGTCAGCTTTAAGGTTACGGTGAATGTCTCGTAAGAGAGTAGCGATGTTAGGAGTAGTCTCTAATAGACCTGCTTCTAACTGCGCTAGCTTCTCTCTTACCTCGAATGCTTGATTATCATTACTCATTGTTTACTCCTGTAATTCTTACGCTTATCGCGCTTTTCAAACTGTCTGTAAGCACCATGTTGTTTAATTAGAGGGTTAGTTAAGCAGATAGGACTAACGAAAGGTTTAATTTCTATGTTATGTAACCCGTTAATAACTACTACCTCATACGTATCACCTAGTATCTTAAGTAAACGACCTACCTCTATATTAGAGCAGTCATCTACTATAAGTAAGGTAGACTTACAGCAGCTTCTACCTCCTATACCTACTATCTCAGTACCCATAACTATCTCCTTCCTACCGCTTAGCGGTTATAAACTGTCTATTCCTATACGTAACTGGTGAGATACATCTACTAGGTAAAAGACTATACACTTAGCATCTACATCGTGCATCAGTGCATACTTCTCACCTCTTTCTAACATAAGCATCTTCCAGCCTAAGTCTTGAGACTTCTCTTTAGTTACAGCTTTAATAATTCTTTCGTGCATAGAGTACTCAGCCGCTAGAGAGACTGGTTTATTAGGGTTGTTCTTAACCTGCTCCCATATACGCTGATACTTTCTCATATTAATTGTTACCTGTACTCTATTAGATTGATTTATATAAACATACTAGGTTAGTGTGCTTATATAAAAAACCTAGCTATCTCGGTTACGCGCAGTACCTTATAAAGGTACCGCTTTGATTACGGGAGATAGCTAGGGAAAACTTACATGTAACTACTATAAACTAGCTAGTAACTGTTCCGGTGTTACATTCAGATGCAACTCTGCTTTGTTAAGCAAGAACTCAACACAGCTTACGTACTCACCTACGTTAGGTGAATGCTCAGCATAGATAGCTAACTGCTCAACACACAGATTCAGTACATCTTTACTGGTACGTACACGGCTAAGCTTATCGCCTAAGATGTTAGCCATATTGGTAACAGCTTCCAGTGTCTTACCTGTAACTTCCGGCATAACAGCCACGTAGTCAGTAGTAAACGCATCCCAAACTTCTTTAGGAATACCGCCGCCGCGACGCTGTACTTTAGGAATGTTAGAGATAAACTCCCAGCTAAGCTTTTCAACAGGGAACGTAGCCGCTGTGTAAGAGGTATCTTCGTATAAAAGTTCGCGTGCTTGAGTATTAATGATACCTTCCATAGCTTCGAGTAATAGCTCTAAGCCTTTACCTCCAGCTTCTAAGATATCCATAATACCCTGCATGTTAACATAAGGTACAGCTAAGTCAACAGGCTTACGGATAGTTTCAATACCTGTAGCTTTATCGACTGACTTTTTAAAGTTAAAAGTAGCTTCTCTAACATCTACACTGTATTCAGTGTTCTTAGAGATATGCTCACGTAAGGCGACCATTTCTTCTTTGGTTGGGTTCTGTACTTGGATTACTACAGGTGTGTTAGCTTCGGTAACTTCTGAGCCTACACCTTCAGCGCTTAGGTTTTCTTGCATTTCTTGTGTCATGTGATATACCTTTCTAGGTTGTTAGCGCTTAGTGCGCGGTTAAATAAAGTTTGTATTTACTTAATAAGGAAAAACAATTTTAACACAAGGTAGAAAAGTGTCAAATTGTTTTTACCTCTAGGTAAGGGGATTAAGATTTGCTCTGTCTCTTAGCTAAAATATCAGCTTTCTGCCGTTCATAATCAGCACGGATAGATTCTTTAAGCAACCACTGTAATGCTTTTAGGTTCTCTGCTAGCTTATAAGTATCTGCGCTTAGGTTTAATTCGTGTAGTGCTGATATGTAAAAGTGCTGTATACGAAAGTGTATAGCATACTGCACAGCTGAGTTAAGCCTCTGTAAGAGAGATTGCGGCGGACGCTGGTTACTGCTAATGCACCCAAACTTAGGATTACCGAACTTACTTCCGTCGTTCATAGTCATAGTATTATTACCTCTATTAGTAAAATGATAGTTACTAGTCTTAGTATATTCCATAAGGTTAGACTAGTAACTGTTAGTATTTTAATCACTCGCAAGCGAGTAGTCTCTTTCATTAGGTCTCTATCTCCATTATAATATACTCTTTAAACTCTACCCACTCGTCTTCACCTGAGTGGTAATTTGTATGTATCATTACACCTTCGTTAGGTTCAGTAAAGCTAACCTCGTAGTTATCTGCTTCTCGTGGGTGAACAGCTAACCACATCTTTTTAACTTTCATTTTCCTGTACTCCTGCGCTTAGCGCCTTATCTTCTTATCTAATTTACCTTTAAAGAACTCAGCTTTCTCAGCCAGTGTGTTACCTTTAATCTTCTGGCTAATAATACCTTTAGTAAAGGATTCTGGTTCACATATTACATACAGCTCCTCCCTAGCACGAGTGACTCCTGTATACAGTAACTCTCGCTGTAACATAGTAGCATGTGACTGGTGCAGACAGAAGAATACTTTCCGCCACTCCGAGCCTTGTGCTTTATGTACCGTTAGTGCATAAGCAAGTAGTAAGCTGTTAACATCAGCCGCCTTAGTCACTGTAACTTCCTGTGCTGTATCATCTAACCTGATAACTAGCTTATGGCTAGCCTGAGTTACACGGTCTTCGCTAGAAGCTACCTGAGCTAGAAGAAAGTCTATATCATCACCTTCATCATAACTCTCAAAGCCTGATTCATTAGCTATGTTAGGGTTATGTCCCCAGTAATCTAATGTCTTAGACGGCGGCTGTACTCTACCTCCGCTATATACAGGGTTAGGGGATATATCTATAATCTCCGCATCCTCGCGGTCATACAGTATCTTATCTCCCTGCGAGAAGTAGTGCTTATTAAAACCAGCCATTACTTCATAGGTGGTAGCTCCCCTCTTACGCGCTAAGTGGTTAGCTATCTGGTTGTTAACTTCAATAGTACCGCACGCTTTATTATAAGGTATAAGTATCATATCCTCACCAGGGTTATAGACTCCTTTATCTATAGCATTTATAAAGAAAGCCCCTAATGTAAGAGCTGCATGTTCGGCGCTAAGCTTCTTCTTCCAAGGATGAAGTTTAAGCTTACCTTCCTCATACCAGTCAGTATACTCTTCCACAGGTATAGGCTTACCGCTAAGAATGCGGTGTGCTAGACGAATGATAGGTGACTCTAAGGCTTGTCGGTATACCTGAGTTAGTTCTATTACAGGTAACTCTAACATCTTAAAACCTAGTATAGCTGAGCCAAATACTGGGGGTAACTGCTGTATATCTCCTATAAATACCCACTGTACCTCATGCTCTAAGGCAGCTAGTATCTCCGCATGAAGTTCTACACTAAGCATAGATGCCTCTTCCACTATAATAGCTGCTATGCTAGAAGGTAGTGGGTTAGATGCATTTCTGCTAGGAGTGAACCGCATAGTCTTCTTAGTTTGACCTGTCTCAGGGTCTTGTATGTCATAGTACTCTGGCGCATACTCTAAGAGCTTATGGCTAGTGATACAGTTATTACGCAAGTCAGCTGATTGTACCTTACGGATGTTATTAACAGCGCGGCGTGTATAGGAGATGATTAGTATCCCAGGTGTACCAGAGATTAGATGCTTATGACCGTCACTCTGTAAGACAGGGATTCTGTTAGCTGCTATTAAGCCTGCTATACCTCCCTGCGAGCAAGTAGTCTTACCTGTACCAGCCGCTCCTACGAGGACACAGGAAGCTCCGCTAGAGATAAGAGATATGAACTCGGCTTGCTGAGGGTTATAAGTTATCTGCTCACCGTGCATACCGGTTACATTGGAGGCGGTAGAGGCAGGTACAAGTTCTATCTTACAGGTAACTTCCTCCTTAGCTGTACTGAGCCTCTCACTTTCTTTCTCTGCTACCTTAGCCAGTCTAGCTCGCAGTGCTGCTACACCTCCTGACATCTTAGGTGCTTTAATAGCTACCTGCTCTATCTTAGCTAAGGTACTAGACTGCTCAGCGGTAAGTGTACCTTCCTTCTGTTTAGCGCGTGCGCGAGCAAGTAGCTCAGCCATATTTAGTTTTTTAGGTGCCATTGTCAGAGCGCTCCTTGATACAGTAAGCGCACTGACAGTCAGGTTTATCATATAAACCGCCAACTACAGGTACTACAGTAGCAGATTCTATAGCACTGTCTAAGTCAGCTATATCTTTCTCTTCTGCTTCCTGCTCACTAGGTGTTTCAGGTTCTAAGCTTACAGTGTGCCAACCCATACCCGGAGCACCCTCTACAAACAGACCTATGTTACGTAGCTGTATGTCACGTACATATAGGTAATGGCGAACAGTGAGGTTTACTTTATGTCTAGCCTCGCTGTTATCGCTAGCTGTAAAAGAGACTACTGTCTCACCTGTATTTAATGCATTAAAATTCATAAAATAGTTTTTCATTAGATGCTATCCTTCCTCGTTATCATCAATTATAGTTAAGCCGTCTAAGTCTTCCGAGTCTAAGGTATAATCTTCTGTACCTAAGTTCTCTTCTAATACTTCGGCTGGTTCGCTGTAGCTGTCCGGTAGAGCTAAATCTATATCAAGTAAAGATACTACAAGAGGCATACCTTTCTTAGCGTCTACCATAAGCTGTACCTTTGGCTTTGGCGCTGGCTCCTGCCCTGCTATAATACTAGCCGCTACCCTATAAGCTAACTTAGCTTTAAGAAAGTCTATAGCACTAGCGTAGTCCTTTCTCTGTGGATATGTCTCACTAGCCTTAGCTGCTATAGTAGCTACTTCTGCCTTACCTTTAAGCTCGCTTGCAGATATTATCTGCTTACCGAAATTATCTAAGGTAGGTAATAGAGTATACCCTAGAGCTAGCGAGCTACCTCCTAGATAATCCTCGTGCTTAGCTATACCTTCCTTGAGTACAGCACTTATAGAGTGAAAGTGGATGGAGCCTACTGGTATATTACACTCTATGTAATCTTTAATCTCCTTAAGTAAGGTTAGAGGTGTGTTAAACATCTTAGTTATAGAGAAACAGGAGCGTATAGTTTCTTTCCATAGGACTGCATCAGCGGCGGGGAAGTCAGCTGCCTTAGCTGCCCAGCTAGCTATAACACGGGCGTATTTCTCCGGTGGTTCAGCTCCCATTATATGGTAGGTTAGCTTATTCTCTAGCTTCTGTAGTTCTTCTATATCTAGCTGGTCAGCTTTCTTACTGTAGAAGTAAGAGATATTACTCTCCCAAGCTTCTATCCAGTTAGGTATCTGTCGTAGGTCGCTAGTTTCGAAGTACACCTTAAAGTCAGGCTGCTCAAAGTGAGGGTGGCTGATAAGGTCTGTTTTTTCCAGTACTGCTATTAGCTGGGACAGGTTGTGTTCTATTAGCTGTCGTACCTGCGGTAGTTGTGGGTTACAGCTAGCAGGATACTTCCAAGTTATCTTCTCACTGGAGTGGAGGAAGGCTAGAAAGAGTAGGTAGCTGTCTACTGCGGTAAGCTTACCTAAGCAGTGTTCGCGATAGTAAGGGTATAAGAGCTGACGGTCTACCGCGAAGATAGGGTGAATGTACCCTTCTGTATGCTGGAGGTTTAAGCTGTCGAAGTAGCTAGCAGTGAACTTAATGCCAGATATAGCGCAAGTTACGCGAGCCATTAGCTGCCTCCTATAGATAAGTAGACTGTAGCTATTAGATAGGTAGAGACGCAGTAGATTATAGCACAAGCTACAGCTACTATCTCTGCTATTAGTAGTTTAGTACTAGGTTTCATTAGGTAGCTCCCTAAGAATGGTTACTTCGCTAACAGTAAAGGCACAAGCTAAACCTATTACCCAATACACTCCTTCACCGTGACGAGTCTCTAGTTTTCTTATCTGTCCTGCTTTAATACCTGCTTTAATAGAGTTAGATGTAAGAAGGGCTGATTTGTTTATTCTAGCTAGTACTATTTTCATGGTCTGCTTCCTCTTCTGGTGTCATTAAGTCGTTAAGATAGCGATGCTCTTGTGCAGCTTCTATCTCTGTTAAGTTACAGTTAGCTGGGTTAGTCTTATACATAGCATAACACACCTCCCAGTACTCTTCCTTAGTCATATCATTAGGATTAACTGAGCTAGTAGGAGCTGCACCTAAGCCTTCCATACTAGTAACAGATGGTTTGTTAGCCATAACATGACTAGCTTGTATACCAGCATTCTGTATCTTAGCTTGGAAGGGAGCAAGAGTACTAATTAAGCTAAAACTAAGTTCACTAATAGGTGACTCGGTTTTAGCTAAAGCTAGTATATGATTTACCTGTTCTGCTGTAAGAGAAGGGCGGTACTTAGGTATAGCTCTGCGGTTTACTGCTGGTTGATTGTAATCTACATTTTGTTTCATTAGCTGTTATCTCCTTCTTTGATTAATTTAGCTATTAATTTAAGTGTAGCTGTTAAGCTTTTTGCTGCTGTAGCAAACTCAGGTACAGAAAGAACTACAACAGGCTGTGAAAAGATAGGCTTAGTAAGAACTGTATTCTCTAATACATCAACAGCAGGGTCTAAGGCACGCATCAACTTAACTAGGTTATTTGTGGTTATATCTGTGCTCATTAACCCTCTCCTTTATTAGGTACTGCCCGCGCATCACTAGTTGATTTAACAATTACTGTACAGTAAGGGTGTGCTTTAATAAATGGTACGATAAGCTTAGCGTCTAAGACTTTTAAACCATAGAATGCTGGCTTAAGTATGCTTAGCTCTTGTAGCTTGCGTAGTGTGACTGGTTTATCATTCTGGTCTAGAATGGTTATGTTAAGTAAGTGCATTATAGATGTACTCCGATGTTAGGTGTTAGGTAGTTTAGTAGTCTGATAAACTAGCTGGCTTATAGCCTTTAGGTGTACTTATTTTCGCTTCTCCTAACTTAATTATATAAGTATAAGCTACTCGCTCATAAACAGAAGCTAGAGCTGTATTTATTAGATAGTTCGCTAAATAACCTACAATTTTATTAATTACAGGTAAGAAACTCTTATCTATTCTTTTCATCTTAAGTAGCTCTATTACATTATTAGCGTTAGAGTTACTTAACAGTTGAGTAACTGTTAAGTAAAGGGTAAAGTTACGTAAAAAAGCTTCTCGCTCTTTAAGTTCTGTTTTAATTCTATTACCTGTCATTAGATGTATCCTGTTAGTTAGTATTCAATAAATAAATTGGCATTAATTGGCATTCCTTGCCATTATACCAAAATGCCAATTGAAAAAAAGGGTATTTGTCACCCTCTGAATATATATTCTTCCCTCTCTCACCTAGCTACTGCCAATATCACCGCCTGCTAAGCCTAGATATAAGGGTCTTAGTCTACTAGTAGCTAAAGGGTATTAGTAGTGGATTGATGTATGTTTAATAGGGTGTATATTATTTAATACTTAATACTTTATTACACTCTTACATACATTCACTAATAGATACTTACAGCTAACTACTCTAATACTGATACTGTTAGATACAGACAAACACCAAAATACATGGACAAATACCCTTCAAAAACACCTTTGGCATTTTGGTACTTTGGCAAATTGGTATTTTATGCCAAATTACCTGAACTACTTATTAGATTGTAGATAGCAAAAAGTCTCAGTTAAGAGACTTGCTTTGCAGCTGCTTAGGTTTACCGGTTTATTAAAGTACTAACAACAAATCATCGACCTTTTTATTCATCTCACCAAGCTTAGCTGTAAAACGAATACCTAAGATACTTTCCCGCGCATCTGGAATACTAGCGATTACTTTAATCATAGCCTGACAATCTTCCTCTTTAAGATAGCTTTTCGGACTTGCCAAACTAGCGAACTTAGCTTTATAAGCATTAAGCACTGCTTCTAACTTACCTAATTCATGCTCGCTACTTACTTCACTGATTCCCATCTTAGCACCAAATAGTTCCGCAAGCTCACCTTCAATCTTATCAGTGAACCAAGCTTCAATCTTATCTTTATTAAGTCTACTGCTTTCAAGACTAGCTTCTAACTGCTCAACTAGTTTATCCATACTTAAGTATTCAGTAAATACCTGTAAACTGCCTTTTCTTCTATCAGCTACAATTGCTTTACCTTCCAAGTCTTGCATCCAAGCTAGAATGAAAGGACTAAGCTCAACAATACGGCTAACAATATGTTCTTCTGTTAAGTGCTTAGTTGGTACACGAACATAACAGTTTTCAACTGGCTTCTTACCTGTTTTCTTATCTATTTGATACAGACATTTAATAACTCTTGTACCTGCGATTTCAGCAATAGGTAATTGACTGTCATAGCTTTTAAATTCACCTAATACCTCACCTAACCGCGCTAATTCATCAGCTACACCTAAACTATTCGTATGTGGAGTTGGTTTAATACTCTCATTCTGTGAAATCATAGCCGCATTCATTGCTTGTGCTTGACTGCTTACTTCTACACTTTGTGTTGTGCTTTGTGCTGTGTTATTCAATGTTAATGTGTTCATAATAGTTCACCTTGTCTTATGCGCTAAGCGCTTAAATTGTATGATTGATTACATTATGCTTAATATCTTCTATTTCTTTCCTTGCCGCTCTTACCTGAAACAATAAAGCTAAGTTAAGCTTAGTCTTAATAGTAAAGCTAGTGCCGTTAAACCCGCTAACTAACACATACTTAGTAATATGCTTAATATCGCTTGTATCTGTAACTAAGCTTACCTTGCTTATAATGTTTACCTTATTCATCTGGTTTAAGTCCTCCAGTAATGTACTGATTATTCAGCGGTTAGTTACCTGTTATCTAAACCAAGTAACTAACAAATGATTATCTAGCTGTTTTGTCCTTTATAGCTGTGATGAGGATTTCTACCGTACATCATAGACTTACTAGCTACTTTCTTAGCGTACGTGTTTTTGTTCTTACTTGTCTTATCTTGGCTACGTCTTTTCATCTGGTCTTACCTCTTATTTAGTGTGAACGACCACAAATGGTCTACTTATATACTTGCAAGTCTAGTGCCAAGTTTCACCTTGAATCTGAGGTAAGCACACTGGATAATCATGGTGAATAGGGCTTGCAGGGTAGGTATCCCACCGTAGGTAGGTATCTGGGTGTGTGTAAAGAAAGTTGACAGTTTACCGCACCATTTTAAAGGGCTGGAGGGTAGGAGGGTGTAAGGTATTGATATGTATAGGTATATCTAGGGAGGTAGTGTAAAGAATACCGACACTGTATGTATACCCAGTACTTACTAGGTAGCTCCCTGCCTACAGTATACCTACCGTCTGTATACTGTATACAATTTAGGGGCGGGGTAGGCGGCCTTTTTACGATTGGGCGCGTGCTGTATCCTAAGAAGCTCACTTTAATTTCCTAAACTTTTTATAGAAGGTAGGTTGTAGCTTAGAAGGTTGGTGTAGAGGAGGTAGCGTAGAAGCAAAAAGCAATCCCCGCATTCTCCCTAAGAAGGGTCTATACTATAATAGCTACTATGACATATAAAAAACAACTTACTGCGGAAAGCACTGCGCAGATAATGGCTTCGCTAGGCGCAAATGATATAGAAGTTAGCATACCGACAGATGCTAGCGCGGCGCAGGTAGCTCCGGTAGCATCTGCACCTACTGCTTTTGTACAGAAGAAAGGTATAAGCGGCTCTGGCGGTGTTACTACCTCTGTAGAGGATAGAGCACTAAGCCTCTTAGGTAGCGGTATTGCAGCTGAGCAGGTAGCGGCGGCACTAGGAGTAACTCCTAGCCGTATAGCACAGCTCTTATCTACGGAAGTCTTTTCCCGACAGGTAGCCGACCTAAGATATACTAACTTACAGAAACATAATGTAAGAGATGAAGCTTACGATAACTTAGAGGATAGGTTATTAACTAAGCTTAATAACGCTATGCCTCTACTTATGAAGCCGCGCGATATCATAGACGCTCTTACTAAGGTTAACGCAGCTAAGAGAAGAGGTCAGTCAGCTCCAGCTCAGGTTAATAATCAGCAGAATGTAGTTAACTTAATATTACCTGCTATAATAGTAGAGAAGTTTGCTATAGATATAAATAATCAAGTAACTAGAGCAGGGAAGCAGGACTTACTTACTATGCAGTCAGGTAACTTACTTAAGCAGGTAGAGGACGCTACAGCTAAGAGATTAGAAAACTTACAGGAACCCGTAACTAATGGCTTACAAGAAGAGCACAGCAACTAGTAGTTTAAAGGATATATTAGCTAGAGTTAACGGTGAGACTGTTATTCATAAGCCTGTAGTATACTGTGCCGCAGATATCTCCCGTGCTAAAACTGTCTTAGATAGGTTGCTAGCTCAGGCTAATAGCTGTGAAGTGTCTTATATTAAACAAGCTGTGAATAAGGTGGAGGAGCTTTAACCGATGTCGAAGCCTACAGAGCCTACCGAAGGTATGGATTATAATAAGGAGGACTTAATAAACTCCTTAGGTGCAGCTGACATAGAGAATAAGACTCAGGCTGTAGCTCCTACAGAGAATATAAAGCAGCTAGGAGCTAGCTCAGATGAGATACAAGCTCTCGCTAAGCAGGACTTAGATTTCTTAGCTGCTCTTATAATGCCTCTTATATTTACTTACTGCTTCCCTTCTGTATTTCAGTCGGTGTGGACGTGGTTATTAAGTTATGTGAATCAAGAGCGTACATTCCCTCAGTTAGCTCTTGGCTTACCTCGCGGCTTCGGTAAGACTACATTGATGAAAATCTTTTTAGTCTACTGTATCTTATTTACTAAACGTAAGTTCATTCTAGTAATAGGCTCTACAGCTAAGAAGGCAGAAGCTATATTAGCGGATGTAATTAAAATGCTGGAGGAGCCTAATATAGTAGCTACCTTTGGTGACTGGAAGTTAGGTGTAACTAAAGATACACAAGCTATTAAGCAGTTTGGCTTTCGTGGTAGAGATATCTCCTTTGTAGCAGCTGGTGCGGAGACTGATGTTCGTGGTCTTAACTTAGGTAATGAGCGCCCCGATGTTATTCTTATGGATGATATACAATCTAAGGAGTGCGCTAAGTCAGAAGTACAGTCTGAAACTCTTATCGACTGGATGACTTCTACCTTAATGAAAGCTAAAGACCCTAAAGGCTGTATGTTTATTTTTATAGCTAACATGTACCCTACTAAGCTTAGTATACTACGCAAACTAAAGACTAACCCTACGTGGCTTAAGTTTATAGCTGGCGGTATCTTAGCAGACGGTACTAGCCTATGGGAAGAGCTACAACCTATTAAACAACTTACAGCTGAGTTTGAAAATGATTTAGCTATGGGTAGACCGGAAGTATTTTATTCTGAGGTTCTTAACGATGAGAATATACAAGCTAATAATCTTATTGACCTTTCTAAGCTGCCTGATGTTCCTTATACTGAAGGCGACATTGCAGCTGGTAACTTCATCATTATTGACCCGGCTACGGATAAGCTTGGCTCAGATGAAGTCTCGGTAGGTTACTTCGAAGTACACGACGCATCTCCTATAATGATGAAGCTAGAGGAAGGTAGATTTAGCCCGGGGGATACTATAAGAAAGGCGTTAACTTATGCGCTTACTTATAACTGTAGGTTAATAGCTGTAGAAGCTAATGCTTACCAATACTCCCTACTCTACTGGTTTGATTTTATCTGTGAGCAGATGGGTATACAGGGTATAGAAGCTGTACCTATCTACTCAGGTGCTCGCTCTAAGAACTCTCGTATACTAGATATGTTTAAAGGCTACGCTGCTGGTGAGATATACTGTCACCAAGACTGTAAGCTAGAGCTGCACTTACAGATAGTACAGTTTAACCCTATGCGCAGAGACAACACTGACGGACTGCTAGATTTAATGACTTACGCCCCTAGAGTTGTACAGGAGTTTGGTGAGTTCGTAGTCGCATCTAATATTATTGAATCCCAAGAGTTTGAAGGTATAGAAGTACCTGACTACAATTCAAGCTTCTAGCTAACAGGGATTTCGCCGCGTATGAGTTGACCGTGCGTAGCAGCTGTGGGGTATAGCAGGGTTCCCTTGTCATAGAAGTTTCGTGAGAGACTAGCGAAGCGGCTCGACCTAAACTACTTGACAGAGGGTGCGCGCCCCTTAAGCTTGCTTAGCGGTCAGCTAAGGAGCATAGAAAGACCGAACCTATTACATCTTATTTTAAATTACAAGGACTAATCTAATGGCAGCATCAACAGTAGTACCTTTAAAGCCCGCCCAGAAAGCTGCTTTTCTTAGTTACTATAAAAACATACAATCTAACCAGCAAGGTGTTATGGGTCTGCGTAGGTCTAGATTCCAGCTTATAGATAAGAATTATCAGCGTGAGTTAGACCGTACCCAAGAGAATCAAAGAGCTAAGGCAGCTAACACTAACGGAGATCCTACTAGATTTCAAAACATGGTAGTTCCTGTAGTTATGCCACAGGTAGAAGCAGCTGTAGTTCATCAGACCTCAGTCTTTCTAACTGGTAGCCCTATATTTGGTGTAGTAGCTGGACCTGCTTTTATAGATGAAGCCTTACAGATGGAGTCAGTCTTAGAAGCTAACAGTATTCGCGGCGGCTGGGCTAGACAGCTTATGATGTCTTTCCGTGACGGAGCTAAGTATAACTTCATGCCTATTGAAGCTTCTTGGGGTAGAGAGGTTACTTGGGCAGTAGAGACTAGTGTACAGAAGAACCTAAAGGAAGGTACACCTGTAGAGGTTATCTGGACAGGTAATACACTTACCAGACTTGACCCTTATAATACATTCTATGATAATAAGGTAGCTGCTGCTGATGTATACCGTTATGGAGAGTACGCAGGCTATACGCAGTTCTTCTCTCGTATACGTCTTAAGTCTTTTATAGCAGAGCTACCTGATAAGATTATATCTAGTATAGTACCTGCCTTTGAGTCAGGTAAGACTTCTGCCCCTAGTGGCGGCGGCGAGACTTTATCTTACTTTGTACCTGATGTTAACCCGGCTATTTTAGACGATAACTTTGCTTTAGGTGAAACTGACTGGTTAGCTTGGGCTAATTTAGCAGGCGATAAGAAATCTAAGATTGACTATAAAGACAGTTATGAAGTAACTACCTTATACTGTAAAATCTTACCTTCTGAGTTTGGCTTAGTTGTACCTAACAGCAATACACCTACTATATATAAGATTATACTGGTTAATCACGAGCATATTATATACGCAGAACTTCAGACTAACGCTCACAACTGGTTACCTATCTTAATAGGCGCACCGCAAGAGGACGGCTTAGATACACAGACTAAGTCTCTAGCTGAGAACGGGATACCTTTCCAGCAGCTAGCTACCTCTTATATGACTTCTATCATAGAGAGTCGCCGCCGTGCTATTAATGACCGCGTACTATTTGACCCTTCTCGTATAACCGCTGCTCATATTAACTCACCTAATGCATCAGCTAAGATACCTGTACGTCCGGCAGCTTATGGTAAGAAGATATCAGACGCTGTCTATCAGTTCCCTTTTAGAGCTGACCAGGACGCAGGAGCTATGCAGCAGATACAAGGTATAGTAGCTCTAGCTAATGTTACTAATGGACAGAACCAAGCACAACAAGGTCAGTTCACTAAAGGTAACAGAACCTTAGAAGAGTTTGATACTATCATGCAGAACGCTAACGGTAGAGACCAGTTAGTTTCTATCCTAATAGAGCATCAGACATTTATGCCTATGAAGCAGATATTTAAGCTTAATATACTCCAGTTCCAAGGAGGTACTACAGTATATAATCGCGATAAGGATGTAGCTGTAGAGATAGACCCAGTTAAGCTAAGATTAGCAGTGCTTGACTTCCGTGTATCTGACGGATTAACTCCTGCTAGTAAGTTACTTAACTCGGAAGCGTTTGGTGCAGCTATGCAGGCACTAGGTCAGAACCCTCAGTTAGGAGCAGGTTATAACATGGCTCCTATGTTCTCTTACTTTATGAAAACTCAAGGTGCTAAGATTAGTGAGTTTGAGAAGTCTCCTGAGCAAGTAGCTTACGAGCAAGCAGTAACTCAATGGCAGCAGATAGCTCAGTTTGCTATAGAGAATGAACAGCCATTTACACAACCCCAGCCGTTACCTGAGCAGTTCGGTTACGACCCAGCAGGTAATACACCCTCAACCAAACCAACAGAGCCAGCCTCTAACACACAAGGAACAGCCTAATGTCAGGATCTTTAGTACCTAACAGCTTTTCTAGTTACTTCTTAAGTGACGATGACGCACTAGAAGGTTCTATATTATCTTCCGTGCAGAAGAAAGTAATACAGAACAGATTAGCTATAAGAGCAGAGCAGAAGATAAACTTAAAGATAGACGCTACCGACCCTCTTAGTTCGTTACAAGAGGAAGCAGCCTTAGCTGGAGAGATACTAGCTTACAGAACTATCTTAGAAGATTCTGTTACATCTGATGAAATCAAAAATCCACCAAACCCAGCAGAAGACAACAACCAATAGAGAGATACAATCATGAGTATATTAGATATATTTAGAAGTACACCAGCACAGCAGCCAGCAGTTGACCCTAGCCAGCAACAGCAGCAGGTAGCAGTTCCGCCTAACCAAGGAAACATACCTGCCGTACCTACAGTAGCCGTAGACGCAAACGGTATACCTATCGTACCTGCTGTAGTTGAACAAAAAGATGAATCCCCGCTTGCGCAGTTTAAGGACTTATGGGAAACTGCTCCTGTAGACCCTAACAAAAAAGACGAACCCGCAGCTTATGTACCGCCTACCGCAGAAGAGATTCAGAAGGCAGTAGGTAAGGTAGACTTCACTAAGAACTTCACCTCTGAGCAGTTAGCAGCAGTTACAGCAGGCGGCGAAGAAGGACAAGCAGCATTACTACAGTTACTTAATACAGTAGGTCAGCAGTCATTAGCTCACTCTACTGGTATTAGTACTAAACTAAACGAACAAGCTATGAGTGCAGCTATAGCTGAGCAAGTAGCTAAAATACCTGCTCTAGTAAGAGCACAGAGTGTACAAGCCCACGCAAAAGATACAAACCCTTTATTTGACAACCCTGCAATTCAACCTTTTATACAAGCCTCCCAAGAACAGCTCCAAATTAAATTCCCTAATGATACACCTGCCCAGATAACTGAAAAGGTTCAGGCTTATATTACAGCTATGGGTGAGCATTTCGCACCAGCTCCTGTAGTAAAGGGAGGTGTAGCAGCGGATGATTGGAGTGACTACTTAGAAAAAGGCTAATATAGCAGGTTAATCTTGCAGCTTAGTTTACTTAATTATTACTTACTAACTTAAGCAGTCACAGGCTGCAGGAGATTTACCTATGTTTATACGTGCTTTAGTTTCACCTAACTCACATCTACCTCAGCCTATGCGTGCAGGAGACGGCTTGTTAGCTAACTTCGCTCCGGACGCAAGAGCTGCTGAGACAGATGAAACACTTACAGTTGCTAATATTAGTGGAGGTCTTGTTCATCAAGGCACTACTCTTACTAGTGATGTAGTTTATACCTTACCTACCGCCGCTCTTATCGCAGCTGCATTTGATACAATGGATATAGGCGACGCCTTTTCTTTCCTTGTTAACAACTCGCAGGCAGCAGCCTTTGATGTAGTAATTGGTGCAGGTGCGGGTAACACCGCTGTCGGTGCTAACAACTCTTTATCAGTACCACCTCAGTCTACTAGAATCTTTACTTTAGTTAAGACTGCAGCGGCTACTTTTGATTTATACTAGTAGCTAGCTACTATCTTTACTTAAACTTTAAACCTTTAATACTAACCTATAAGGCAGTCGTAAGACTGTAAGGAATACATTATGACTGTTGGAATTTTTAATACTGGTAACTTTACTACCGACTTAGCTAAGAAATCGTTCTCTGCTATGATTACTCGCTTGATGCCTAATGGCTCAGCTCCTCTATTCGCATTAACTTCTATGTTATCTGACGAAATTGCGGATGCTACTGAGCATGGCTTCTTTACTAAAACCACTGTTTTCCCTGAAGGTAAGATTAACTTAGGTGCAGGTTACACAGCCTCTGCTGTTAGTTTCGAGCTTGATACTACAGTTAACTTACTGCCTGGTATGCTTATGCGTATTGAACGCACCGGAGAAAACGTTATTATTAACTCTGTGTTAGGCGCTACTACTATTACTGTCACCCGCTCTACAGGTACAGTTGCCGCAGCCGCTATCTTAGATGACGATGATTTATATCAGGTAGGTACAGCGTTTGAAGAAAGCTCTACGCGTCCTTCTGCTAATAACATCGTCCCTGTACGTGTAACTAACCTTACACAGATTTTTCGTAATACATGGGCTATCTCTGGCTCAGCTGCTGCTACGCAAGTTATCGCAGGTGACACTACGGAAGCAGAGAATCGCCATGACGCCGCCGCGTTCCACGCAACTAATATCGAGTCAGGTATTATCTTTGGTCAGAAGTCAGAAGGTACTCGTAACGGTCAGCCTTTCCGTACTATGGACGGTCTAATCAGTATGATTGAGCAGCCTGCCTTCTACCCTCCTAGCTACGGCGGAGCTACTAACAGCTTTACTGCTGGCGGTACTACTAACTGGACTCAGTTGTTAGGTTTCTTAGACCCTGTATTTGACCAAACTACTGACCCTAAAGGCGCACGTGAACGCGTCCTGTTTGTAGGTGGCTCAGCTAAGTTAGTTATTAACGAGATTGCTCGTTTAAACGGTCAGACTCAGTTATTAGATGGTCAGACTAACTTCGGTATGGAGTTTAGTACTCTTACTACCCCTCGCGGTAAGTTCCGTCTTATTGAGCATCCGCTGTTTAATACTAATGCTATATGGTCTAAGATGGCACTGGCTGTTGATTTACCTACGTTTAGACTTGCTTATCTTAAAGGACGTAAGACTAAGAGCATGGAGTTTAACACCTCTGGTAGTCAGGCACAAGATAACGGTATTGATGCGATAGGCGGTACATTAACTACAGAGATGACTACTCTAGTTAAGAACACCCCTGCTAACGCTGTTATTCGTAACCTTACAGCAGCCGCAGTTGGCTAGTCTAGAACCTAAGATACAAGCCTACTCTCCTTAATCGGTCAGTAGGCTTTTTAGGTAGTAACAAATCACCCACATAACTTAAGAGTAGCCTCCCATGACACAAACACAAGCACAAACATCAGCAGCAGCCTTACAGGCAAACAAAACAACAGAGATAAAACTAGAAGAAAAAGGAACTCTAGTAAAAGAAGAGAAGTTTCAAGAGTATAAATCATCTCTTACTTCTATACGTCTTATTACTAAAGGAGGTATAAAGATTACCTTCACTAAGTTTAAGTTATATACACAGAGCCCAGCTGTTATAGCTTACCTAGACGACGAAATTAAAAACGGCTTACCAGGCATTACTAAAGGAGCTCTTCTTACTTTAGATGAGGTTAACCCTATGGCGACCTTACGCCGTGAAGTTAAAGCTGAGTTACTTGAAGAGCTTAAGCAGGAAGCGGCTGACAACGCAGCAGGTGTTACACGTAACATGGGCGAGACTGCGTTACAGAATCTTAAGGCACTGAACGCTAGTCAGGTAGCTAAGTAAGGTAGTAGTTAATTTATATTAAGATACAAGGTAGCTTCTAGTATCTTAACTCAAGTTAACTAATATAGGAATACAGGATATGACCAGAAATATAATGACAGACCCTAGCGACTTTAGTTCAAGTGGCGCTCAGACTCCTGGAGCTCTTGCAGCAGAGATAACTAAAGCTGACTCTGATTTAGGTTACACTACTCGCTCTATCTACGTAGGCGGTACAGGTGACTTAGCAGTTAAAATGGCTGGAGATGGTGCTATAGTTGTATTCGAAAGTGTACCTGCTGGAGCTGTGTTGCCTATTAGAGTTACTCAGATTAGAAGTACAGATACTACAGCTACTTTAATTGTAGCTATACGCTAGGAGTCTATTATGAATATAATTAGAAAGGTCGGGGAGTAGTTTAAAGCTTGGCGTAGAGATGAGGTAATGACTAAAGGAGCTAGCCGAGGTCGTTGTTTTCAGAAGAAAGCAGATATCTCTAAACCCGCTGGTGACAATATTAAACGCGCTAAGGTAACACCTAAAGTAAAACTAGTCGGTATACGAGTTATTAGAGCTGACGGTACTATAGAGGAGATACAGTAATGGCTGATATATTTACAGATGCAGGTGAAGAGCTTGTAGCAGATATCTTAGATGGTACAGTAGCAGTTCCTACGTGGCGCTCTGCTTGGGGTACAGGTGCAGGTACAGCAGGTAAGACTGATACTACCTTATTTACCGAAGCTGCGGAAGCTCGTGTATCTACCGCACAGACCCAACCTAGTGCTAATATAAATCAATTCAAAGCTACTATGACCTCAGCCAGTGCGCAGACTATCACTAACGCAGGTATCTTTGATGCAGCTAGTAGCGGTAATATGTTACAGAAGAGTGACTTCGCAGGTATAGCGTTAGCTAACGGAGATAAGATAGAGTTTACATTCCAGATAACTTGGAGTTAAGGCTAGAAAATGGCTGCTTTTACTCAGTTACCGACGCCTGTAGATATAACACCTGCGGATGACGGAACGTACAAAGACATTGATGTAACGGCTGATGTATCTAATGCTAGTGGTGTTTTAATACGCATAAGAAAAGTAAGTGCATCAGCTAATGATTTCTTTGTTCGTAAAAAAGGCTCAACAGATGATTTAACTTTTCAGTCAGGAATAGGAAAGCATCAGTATATCGCGGTAGGTATAGATGTTGATGATGTACTTCAGATAAAACTACAGTCATCGGGCGCTGTATGGGAAGTTGACTTAATAGGTTACTACAACTCTGATGATTTTGTATTCTTTGATGAAGTAAAAACACTAGCCCCTACCGCCGGTGTCTGGTCTGACTTTGATATCTCATCACATACGGGTGCAGACACCGCGATAGCTGCTATTTGTTGGACTCAAAATAACTCATCATTAGTGCGTGGCATGGGCTTTAGGGAAAAAGGCTCAACAGATAATTT